GCACGCCTTCGAGCGTCACCACGACCTGGCCGGGCTGGTCACCCAGAGCCATCAACACGCGCGACAACCGGACGCGCGGTTCCCAGCGCATCAACGCGGTGGCGACGGCGGCGACCAGGCGGATTTTTGTGGCGGTGTTGAATGGCTGGTCGATCAGGCGCGGCAGCAGCGAGCCGTAGTCACGGCGCATGACGCGCGAACCGACCGGCGTGCCCAGAATGTCGCCGATCGACTGCTGCAGGTGCGCGAGCCCGTCGAGCGGCTTGCCGGTGGTGCGATCCATGCCGCGCATTACAGCGGCGCTCCGGTCACGGGACCTTCGATGGGATGAGCGTGGCCCTTGACGCTCTTGCCGCCGCCGGTGACGTCGATGGTCGCCGTGAGCTTCGTATCGACGGTGACATCGCTGGCGACGTGCAGCGTGGCGCCGAGGTCGGTGTCGTCGGTGACCGAGAGCTTGCCGATGATTTTGGTGTTGCCGGCGAAGGTGAAGCCACCGGAGGCTGTGACGTGTGATTGGCCACCCTCGGGCAGCGTCGCGGTGAGCTGGTGCGACTCGGGGTCATAGCGAAAGACGGCGCCGTCAGAGAACGTGGTGACCTTGGCCGTGGCGCTGCCGGCCGGGCGCGGTACCGCGTTGGAGTAGATCGCCGGATGCACGACACCGCGCGCGGTATCCCCGCCGGGGCAGAACACCATCACCTGCTCGCCGATGCTCGGGTCCCATCCGGTGCTGGCATCGCCAGCGCGTTCCACAAACCACGGCATCGGCCGCGTCACCAGCGCGCCAGTCTTGACCGTGCACAAGCCCGCATCATGATCGACGGAGGCGATCGTGCCGAAGCGCAGCAGGTTCTGCAGCAGACGCAAGATTTCGACGAGCTGATCCATGCCGGCATGGTGCTAATGCCATGCGCGCGAGGGCTAGGCGCGGCCGATGTACCAGTGGGCTGGTACATCGATAAACAGCATCCCGTGTAAAAGCGATGCCGTCCTCTCGTCGAATGTCCGCTTAGACGGAGCCGTCCACGCTGCAGTGGAGTGTGATCGTTGTCGTCGACAAAACCTGCCCCGTTGAAGCGTTGCGGAATTGAATGGTGAGCGCACCGCTCTGGTCTTTGGAACCGCCTTGGAATCCTACGGTTTGCGCTAAGCCTGCTTGCTGCGCCGCGCCGCAGGAGAGCCAGCTCGATGCACTGCCAAAGCTCCCGCTCGTTGTTCCTGACGACTGCTGCAGGGTCCACGATCCACTGAAGGCGACTTGCACGGCCGAGACGGCCAGCCCGAAGGTGTTCCATGTGCCGGAGGCGTTGACCGTGTTTCCCGCAGGGGGATTACCGGATGCGGCGGCGTGTGCGCGGTAACCCGTGACGTTATATGTGCCGTCCGCAGAGACGTTGAAATAAATGTTCGCTTGAGCCGTTTGCCGATTAGCCGCGACATCGCCAGCGTTATATTGCTTGCCGTTGATGGGCAGGCTGTAGACGGCCGTTCCCTTGGTGGTCCATCGCGGGCCGTTGTCGACGCCGGCGCTGTTGCGGTAACCGAAACTCGGTCCTGGTGTTCCGTAGGGTGCGGCGGCGTATTTCAAACCCACCCCGTTCGATAGACGAAAGTTTTCGGCTTGCGGCCCATCACCCACGATGTCGGTATCAAAAAGGTTGTCAGCATCGACAGCGGCGCCATTGCGATAGCCCGACATCAGCTGGCTGCCGTTTCCGATACCGGAGCAGACATGAGTGATGCCGCGGCAGCGGCTGCATGCGCCGCGATGACCGCCGCACGCTCGTTGTAGAGCGCGTCATACGCCGCCTTGATGACCAGCGCTAAGCCTGCCGTCGATACCTGCGACAAGTCGGCACCAGTTACAGGGTCGGTACCGACACCAAAGCAGCGCGGTGCAATGTCCGCAATGGTGACCTGCAACACGTCGTAGTCGCCGTTCAATGGCTGATACGCGTTGTTGACGAACAGACTTTCGCGCGCCTGAAAGGAGACCACGCCACTGCCGGTCGATGGATCGTAAAGGAGGTGGGTTTGCTCGGCGATCATCTCGGCCGTGATGCCGTTGGCGATGGTGCGAACGCGTGCATTGGGTGTCATGCGTGTAATGCCTTTGGGTTTATGCGTGGAGTGCGTCGACGCGTGCGGAAAGCTCTTTGATGGCTTGAATCAATACAGGTGTGATCTGCGCGTAATCCACGGTCTTGCGACCGGCGCCGTCTTTGCTGACGGCCTCGGGGATCAGGGGTTCAAGTTGTTCGGCAATCACGCCCAGACGACGGCGCCCATCGGGGTTATATGTCTTTTTGTAGACGTAACTGGCCGTCTCGATGGCGCACACTTCAGCGAGCCCGGATCGGACGCGTTTGAATTTTGTTTTCAGCGCCTTTGAGGAGCCCACCTGAAATCCGCCGGTGGCGTAGCACGTGCCTTGCAGCGCCGGGTTGGCGACGCCTTCATGGATGATGCGATAGGCGACAGCGCCATACGACCAGCCACCGATCTTCATCACGTTGTCCGTGTCCAGACCGAAGTGGACGCCGCACTGACCCTCGCGAATGAAGGACATCGTTGCCGACGCGCTGTTGTTGGCGGCGTTGCCGATTTGCAGGGACGTATTGCGGTCGTTTCCACTGCTACTGATGGATGAAATGTTCGGCGGCGCGCCAGATGAGAAAATGGTTCCGGCCGTGCTGTTGCTGTTGCCGCGCAGAATCGCCGTCTGATTCACCCAGCTTTCCAACGCGACGTTGCCCATATCGGTCGCATCGATAGTGACCTTGACCTTCGAACCACTCCATCCGATTTTCACCGCGTTACTCAACTGACCCGTGCCGGTGCCCTGCTGCACCGGCGTGAAGCCGAGTGAGTTCTGCTTGCCCGCCAGCGCCTTGGTCATCGTTGCGGCAAAATTGGGGTCATCGCCCATCGCATCGGCGAGTTCTTTTAGCGTGTCGAGTGCGCCGGGTGAGCCGTTGATGAGCGCGTTCACGGCCGCGGTGATCTGCGTGGTCACCGCCGTCTGCAGCGGCCGTGCATCGAGTGCGGTCTGCAGACCGTTGATGTCGGCGATCGGATGCGAGTGGGCGAGGGCAGCGGCGCCGATATGGGCCAGCACTTGCGCCGGCGTTTTTTCCGCGAGTGCGCCGGTGCCGTTGCCCACCAGGTAATTGCCCGCGGTGAAGCTGCCGGCGCCGGTACCGCCGCGTGCCACCACCAGGGTGCCGCTGGTGATATCGGCCGCGGAGTGTTGGTGCGCGGACGGCGTGAAAGCGTCCGGTACATTGGTGAGGTTGCCGTAGTTGCGGTAGTACGCACCGTGCTGGCCGTCGAGCAGATCCGCGTCGAGCCCATTGCCGCTGCCAGTGTCGTACGAGGCTGCGCCACGGACGCCCAGCGCGGTAACGAACGCCAGCGCGCTGATCTTGTTGAGTAACGTCTTGACGAAGGCGCTCGGTGCGCCGGCGCCAAGGCGATCGTTGAATGCGGCCAGCAGGCTCTTGGGCGTGATGGCGAGCTGAGGGTCGGCACCGGTGAGGGTTTCGGCATCGGTGGCGAACCGCACCACGCCGGTGACATCCGTGGTGGCCAAACTCATCTGAAAGTTGGTGTCGCCGAACGTGAGGCTGTTGGCGTCGATGTCGGCGAACTGCACGTCGGCAGCGAGCAGCATCGTGGCCTGTGCGCTTTTCTGCAGCAGGGTCGTGGCCTGGCTGAAAACGCCGAACAGCGTGTTGTCGGCAAGGTAGATGCCTAGACCATTGACCGAGTACGCATCCGTGCTGTCGTCTTTAATGGTGACGTGCAGGGTGTCGGAGGCGGTCGCGCCACCGGAGAGTGTGGTGATGCGCTTTATTTCACCGGGCAGTGTCGTCATGTTTGGGGCATAGGCGAAGCTGCTGGCTGTGATGCCGACCGATGCCACGATGACCGCATTGGTACCGTTGTTCTTGGCGTTGACTAGCGCTGCGCGGCCGGCCGGGGTGACATTTATTTTCAAAGCGGACATATCAGGAGGCCTTGGCGTCGGCGTGCAGGTTCAGGCGGGCATAGATGCAGGGGCGGATGAACGCGGCGACGCGGAGGCGTCCGGTGAGCGTGGCCGTCTGCGTGAAGGTGAAATGACTGCGCGTGGGCTTGGTGCGGCTGACCTCGGCGATGACGTCGTCGACGAACGCGGCGCTGGCCGGCTCGCCGTCGATACCGGAGACGGTGAGCTGCATGTCGAAGGTGTACGGGATACCGGGTGGGTCCATCTGCCACCACTCGGTAAGCACCACCGAGCCGCCGAAACTGGCGATGACGTCGAAGACGCTTTGCGCGGTGCCCTTGCGTCGGGCGATGTCGATGGCACTGGCCACGCGTGCGCGTTTGACGGCCAGTGGCCAGTAGCTTTTCCACGCGCTGATGCCGAGCGCCCATGCCAGCCACGCGAGTTTGTCTTCCGGGCAGGTGTGCGGATTCCATAACTCGGCAATGGGCACCGGAATATCCGCGAGGCGTGCGGTGGCGGCCTCGATAGCGCGCTCACTGGCCGTGGCATTGGGTGGCAGCAGGCTGCGTCCCCTCGGGGGGCTATTCATCGATCCCGCCATACGCGAGCGCGATCGATGTGCAGTGGGCAGCCTGCGTGCCGCTGATGACGACGTTGGCGCTCGGCGAGATCAGATCCGTGCGCTGGATGCCCGGCACGCGCAACGCACCGTAGATGCCATCGAGCGTGATGTCGCGATCGAGTTTTTTTGAATCCGCAAGGTAGGCCGCGAGATTTTTATCGGAGGCAGCCAACACCAGCTCACTATCCGGACCACCGAAGGTGTAGCGCGTACCGACGATGGCGAAGGGGACGATTTGCGCGCTTTGCACGGTGACGTGATCGGTCAGCGGGCGCTTGGTTTTTGCACTGAGCGCGCTGGTGACGATAGCGAGTAGATCGTCATCGGCCGTGCCATCACCAATGCGCGATAGCACGCTGACGACGACCTTGCCCGGTGTGGGGCTGGTGGGCTTGGCGTCGAGCACCAGGCCGGACGCACTGAGCGCGAGGAAGATGTACGCGTCATCCGGACCGGCGACCGAATAACCGGAAGGTGCGAGCGTGACGCGACGGCGTAACTCGTCGTCGGATTCAACCGTCGGTGCGACGCCCAGCGATGGATCGCCTGGGTCGAGGGTGAGACGGGTCACGCCGTAGAAGGCGGCGAGGTTGTCGAGTGTCCCCTTGACGGCGAAAGCGAGCAGGACGCTCTTGGCCGCATCGTTCACCCGTTGCCTCAGGTTGAATTCGCGGTACGCGGCGACCTGCAGGATCTTGTACGCCGGATCAGATTCCACCAATGCGGTGAACGACGGATCGCGCGCGATCAGGTCAGCCAGCATCTCGGCGAAGATCTGCTCGTACGCGAGCGTTTCCACCACCTCGGGCGGCGGCAGACGCGACAGGTCGACGGACGTGGTGACCGTCATGGCAAACGGGGAGCGCGTGGCGTAGGCATGCCGGCATGGTGCTAAGGGCATACACGTGCGTGCGAGGCGGTAGCGATGTACCAGTGGGCTGGTACATCGGAAGCGGCCTGCCCAGCGGGACCCCACGCAGGGCACCATGGCCGCCTTATTAAGTGGAGCGGCCGGCGACGCGCGTCAACGCGGCACCGGCCACCCGACACCGCAGCAAACCCTGCAGGCCAAGCCAAAGGCTCCACACCCCGTCGACGGAGCCCGGCGAGGCTATCACGCCCGTCAACAGGATCTGAGTGATGCAGGATGTCCGCTGTTCGCGCTGCGCGAAGTTGCTCGCGCGCGCCCGTGTTTTTGATGTCATCGAAATCAAG